ACACTGGGGAACGATTGCTGGCTAACATGATGACCACTACCGTCATCCAGAAGACCTTCGACCGCTACTACTATGCCGCTGCCCCTGGTACCCTGAAGAAGCTGCTGGCCGCCATCCAGAAGGTATACCTGGGCTGCAAGAAGATCGGTTGGGTCAAAGGCGAGAACCCCGTCACCCCCGAGCTGCGCATGCACATCAAGACCTTCCGCGATGACTACAACGTCCGCCGCCCCCGCTACGGATACCAACCCGAGGATGCTCGGCGCATTGTGCAGTATCTGACTGAGCGCGACTCTGCGTTCGCCCTGGCGGCTGAGCTGGCCCTGCGCTGCGGCCTGCGCCTGAGCGAGATTGCCGGCCTCAAAGGCAACGACATAGATAAGGCCAAGGGTGTTGTCAGGGTGGTTGGCAAGGGCGGGCGCTATCGCGAGGTACCTCTACCTCCCGACCTGGCCGAGAAACTCAATGCCTCCATGCAATACCTCTTCACCCCCAGTAGATCCTGGAAGAGCGCCTTCTACCGCGCCATAGTGGACGCTTGCCGCGCATTGGACATTAAACTCACCGGAGTCCATCGTCTTCGCAGCAACTTCGCTCAGAACCTGGTCCAGGATATGCAGAAGCGGGGCTACAGCGAAGACTTGGCTAGAGGCGAGGCCTCACGCCAGTTGGGACACAACCGGCTGGAAGTCACGCGGGCCTACGCGCCATAACCAGCTAAAGATTCGCCGATTTGTCGCTAGGTCATCCACCAGCACAGGCAGCCACGTGCACCTGCAGTTCGGGTGCAGTGGTAGCATTCCCCGCGCCTCAGCGATTGTGTAGGTCCTCCCCTCAATCGCCCGACACAGTGGACACACACGGTGATCGCCGGCCGTCTGCCATTCCGCCATGCCCACAACGTTCTGCAGCCCGTACTCTTCATACCGGTTTATAGTCGCCTCAGCGTGGGCTCGGATGATCTCCGTCCTGGCCATCGTCGTTGCCCGGCGGATGCCGATCTTATCCACGCGCTCGTTCAGTAGCCTGGCCAACTGCCGCATACCCATCCCCTGGGCCATCCCGCGCGTCAACACCTCGGCGATTTGATTGCCCATCGCCTCGGTGATTCCCTTTAGGTCGTTGAAATTCCGCGTGTACAAAATCCCCAGGGCATCCGCGTGCATCGGCTTGCGCAGGAAGCGTTGCGGATCGATCATCGAAGGCTGGTCAAAAACGCGCCAGGCCTCGAACGCCCCGCTCTCGCCTCCTGCCCGGGCCAGCAGCTTATCTGCCTGCTCAACGCCGCGCGTATAAGCTGAGCGGACGTAGACGTTCTGCCATTCCTGCCGCAGAACAATCCGCCGGCCGTCTCGCTGCTCAATCTCCAAAATGCCTTCATCTGCGGCGTCCATCAGCCAATCCATAAAAGCTTGTGCCTTCCCTGCTGGGTCGCTGGGAAAGTCATACCGGGTCGCTGCTCTGGCCAAAGCCTTCACCCCGCCCCGCGCGATCGACGCCGTAGAACTCAGGGCTTCGTTGGTAACGACCGTCTCCCGGATCAGACTCTTGATAACCACGAATCTGGACCGGCAGGCCTTGGCATACGCCTGCCGCAATCCAGCCGTGCGCGTCGGATCTCGCTGGGCATTTGTAACGATCATCCCGCCCCCTCGGCAACTCTCGCCAGGTACCGCTTTGCTACATCGATCCACGGATCCCGCGGAGGCTTGAAGTGGATCGGCCTGCCACAGCGCGCGCAGTGCCGCTTGGCCTCCTGAATCAACCACGCCCCATCGAAGAGCCTTGCAAACCCGTCCACTTCCACCAATTCACCAACCTGCACGCCGCAGCCTGGGCAAACATATGGAATGCGTAGGTCATTCTGCATCTGTGGTGGCATCGTCCCCCTCCTCTTCTTCCTCGTCCTCTGGTTCTTCTTCTTCATCCTCGTCCGAGTCTTCCTCGTCCAGGATTGCGCCCTCGGTTTCCGGTTGCGCCGGCCAGCCCAAAACCCGCTCGCGGAACTCGACAAACGGCACAATCAATTCCGGCGAGCCAGCCGAAGCCGAAGAAATCGCCTGGGCGTATTCCTTCGCAATCTGTGCCTTCTGCAGGTCGCTCATCTCAAACAGCGTCTGCCATTTCACCGCGTAATCTCCGTTGGCCGGAGCAGGCACAGCCCCCAGCCAGATCAACCGGTCGATCACCTGCCGAAGAATGGCTGGTTCTGCATACTGCGTTTGCCGGGCCGAGATCGCCCCGGCCCAGCTCGTCAGGTCCTGACTGCTGGCCAGCTCGCCGCGCTCCGAGCCCAGCAGAATTCGCTGGGGAATGTCACTAGCCGCGGAGATCAGCGAAATGATCGCAGTAAAGATCCCGGTCGGATCGACCACATTCGAACCCAACGGCGTGACGTTAACGCCCTCGGTGCGAATAAAGCGCCGCAATCCATGGATATACTCGTCGATCTCGTCGCTCAAAGCCTCCGGATCGGCCAGAGTGAACCCATCCCGCACATCAGCATGCAGACCACGGTCCATGTTCTTCCAGTTCGCCTCTGCCCCGCCACCAATCACCTTCAGCAAGTCCTCCAGGCGGTTATAGACCCGCTCCAGGCGAGGGCGACCATAGATTTCATCTTCGTCCAGGTCTTCAGCCACGTGAATGACTCTGGTCCAGTGCACAATAACCGAAGGCAGTCCCTCGCCCATGGCCACCTGGTAAGTTTCAGGCAGCCGGTAGCGCTTATCCGCCGCATCGGTGACCAACGAGGCCACGCTTGCCGATCCTTCCGTGAACGGGCTGAAGTAGAGGACATCTTCAGCAGTTGAAAGGGACCCGGCCTCAAGTGGCTCGGATAACTTCGACGCGCCACGAACGCCGATCAATAAGATGCCGTACCGTCCGATGCCTGATAGGCGATCGACTCGCTGCAGGTAGTGCCAGAGGCGCAATTTCTGAATCAGGTACTGCACAGCCTGTAAGAAAGGGCTCTTCAAATTCTGTTGGGAGGTGTCCTCCTCCCCATCTTGGATCAATGGAGGTTTGCGCCAGGTATCCTGGGGCGGGAGATCGACGATCTTCCCGGAAATATCCTCGCGCCGGTAGCGGTCGCTGAATTGCTTGTACGTAATCGACGGCGGATACCCGAGGATATCGTACAAATCCCGATCGCCGTTGAACTGCGTCGCCGATGCCCTGGCCAGCAATGCCCGGTCGACGAGCATACTCAAGGCCACCAGGTCCTGATTGTTCATCCGCTTTTGCTCTTCTTCTCCCATACTCGCCTCCTCGGCCTAGCTCTGATAATGTGCCTTAGCTGAACTAACCTTTTTTGCTCCGACCCCAAGTACCGGCCCGTTTGACCGGGATCTCCATGCTCGCCACCGTGCAATAGTTCTCGGCATGAGCAAAGTGATCCGGCCCCGACTCCACGTATACCGCAGCCGGCTGCCCGTTGGCGGCTTTTTCGACGACTCTCACGGGCGCCTTGAGGTGATCGTAATAACCGGCCACGTCTCGCGCATAACCAGGCAGTGTGTTGATCCCCTCGTAAAACCGCGAGAAGGTCACATCCAACGTGCGCGTGCGATCCAAATTGACCACACCTCTGTCTGCGTCCCACTCCGCTGGCTCGACCCGTTTGGTCCCAATCTTCTGAGTAACGTAGTAAGCCAACCACACGACTCCAGCCGGGAACTTCTCCTGAAACTCGCGCGCCTTGCGTGTCTCCGGCAGCGCATCTACTACGCAGGCCTGCACGTTATAGGCTTTGAATAGCCGCTGGAGCGCTTCGAAGGAATCCACTTCGCCGGCAAACCGCTGCGGGCGCTCGCCTGTTTCCGGATGCTCTGGACCGCGAATAACCACGTTGAGCAGCTTGTTCACGTCTACCCCCGCCACGGTCGGCTCATACTGAACCGGCTTGTGGGCATATTCCCGGCGCAGCTCGTCGAGGATCTGGTCGGTGATCTGCCCGCCGCGCGGGGTGTACGGTAAGCCCAAATCCTGGTTGTAAGCCTCGCGGCGCTTGGTCTCGTCGGTCGTCATCAGCGCTTTCACGATATCGACCATTTTCGCCGTTGGGCTGAACAGCTTGGTCAGGTGGTAACCACGGATAACCCGATCGGGCCATTCCGCCACCCACTCACCGCGCGCCAACCGGTTCAACGCTTTCGAGCACTTCGTACAGCGCACGTGCTCAGACCACTTCACTGGCCGCCCCAGCTCGTCCCACTCGTAGACTACCTGCTGGATGGTGAGCGGTTGCTTTTCACCGCAGTGCTCGCACCGCACAAACCACTGCCGCTGATCAGACTCCATCCACTTGGCGTGGATCCCGACTCCGGTGTAAGTGGGAGTCGAAATCCAGCGCTGTTCAGCGAGCTTGCTGTGCCCCAAACGCTTCTCGGCGATCGCCGGCGCGCGCGCGTCCATCTCGTCCACCTCATCGAGGATGATCACATCCGCGTCGATAGATTTCAGTTGCGGCGCCTGCCCGTTGGGCTTCACCTGGCCACCACGCAGGTACAGGAAGCGGTTGCGGATACGTTTCAGTGTCACTCGGTCCGCCCCGCGCTTTCCGTCCGTGCCACCCTCAACCACGATCGAATCCAGGTATGGGCTGGCTTCGATCGCCGGCCCAATGCGCGCAGAAGAGAAGTCGCTAACGTGCGTGTCAGTTGGGAAGATATATAGCACCGTGGCCCCGCGCTCGTCGGCTGCCTGGAGCGCGTAAGACACGCCGTACTCGCTCGCTCCCATCTGGCTGGCCTTATACAGGACCATCACCTGCGCAGGGTCGGCGTAGATGTCGATCAAGTACGGGTGATGTGTCAGATCGAACGGGCGATCCACCGACAGACTCGGCCTGCGCTGGATCGTCCACAGCAGCAAACTCGACGACTCCATGCGCGAAGTACAGCGCTTCAGCCTTTCGGCCAGCGCCACGCTCAACCGTTCCCGGTTTTTTCGCTCAAGATCATTCGTCGTCTGAATCATCCGACACCCTTGCCGCAATCTGCAAATTCTGGATCTGCTGCTCCAGTTCCTCGTCGGTTAATGTGTTCGCCCCGCCGGCTGCGCCTGGTTGAGCCCCTGCCCCGCTCTTGGGGTCTTGCTTGCCGCCCCCCAGATCCTTCGTCATCGTCAAGAAGATCTTTTGGTATTGGAACGCATACCGCTCCGAGCCCGTGGAAGCCAGGTCAATCAGGTGCTGGATCACATCCGCGCGGTGTTCCATCAACGGTTCGATCTGCATCTTCGCCACCCGCTCTTCGATGGCCGGCTCTTTCTCGACCCATTTCCGGATCACTCGATCAGAGGCCAGCCCCAGAATGGTGGCCAGCTCGGCCTTGGTCTTCGGCCAGCGCGACTTCGCCGGCGAGGCCTTCCAGGCAATGTAAGCCGCCTTGCGCCAATCCCAACCCTCCACGCGCAGCTCCAGGTAATCCTGCCACCACGGGCACACCGCACGCTGCTCGAGGAACGCCGCTCGCGCAGTCCGGCTCTCCTTCTGTCCCGGAGTCGCCTCGCTGGCCGGGAACGCGGTCGCGGCGTTGTCAACCACTGGTTCTACGGGTTTTCCCCTACGCGATGGAGTCATGTCACAAAACCGGTAAATTCGGAACTTTTATTTTTAGTGAAATCTTCCGCCTGCCCCACCCAACCAACCCGGCGCGCGCAGACGTCCTTGCCCTTGGGCTATTATGACTACACGCACAGAGCATATAATCCGCGTTACCTGCACAGACTCCGGGAAGGTTGGGTGTGAGAGTCGGGTTCATTACTCGAATGGCTCCAGCGATCGCGCCCAGGCCTCAATTCTAGCCATCCGCTCTTTCATGGCTTCCTGCGAGGCCTCCAGCAAAATCACCCGCTGCGTGAGCGCAGCCAGGTCGGGGTTTTCCTCGTCGCCGTCGTCATCGCCCCCATGATTGGGAACTACCGGCGTGAACCCCAACCAGGCATAAAATTCATCCTTCGTCATCCAGGCAATGTTGATGTCAACCGTGCGAGGTATGCCGTTTGAATTGCGGATGTCATCCCCGGGAATGAAACGATCGCCGGAGATCTGGACTAACTCCGGAAGATCGTTATAGATATACTTGGGCCGCCAGGTATCTGGAATGGCCGCAATCAAATCTTTGATCCCTTGCCACGTGGTCTTGACAGAACCGGCATTCCAATACCACGCAGCTATCCAAACATCTTGATTGCACAGCCAGTCTCCTAGCGAGGGAGAATAGGTAGAGGTGAACCACCAGCCGGTGTAGTTCAAAATTTTTACTGTCGGCAGGTATCCGCGCATCATCAGCCAGCGCACACGTTCAACATGGCGCGAAACCGTTTCTTTGATCCAGAAGTCGCCGACCTTTGCGCAGTTGCTACCATTGGCATACCAATCAGAGTAGGACCGCCAGTACCGCTCTTCATCCGGGCAATAAGCTGCCGCTGCCCGCTTCTTAGCCGTTTTTACCTTGCGCCAGTCAGTCATCCACTCTTCACCGATGATCCATTCGCGGAGCAAGGCTCGAATCTGTGGATCTTCCTCGATGTAGACCTGTGCTCGCTGATCGTCTGGCAGGTTATCCTGCTCGCGCAGCTTCTCGATATCTACCTGTCGGTTGAGCCACAGAGCCGTATTGATCATTTGATAGATCAGTACTGGCTTGCCAATCTTATAAGCCTCGTCCCACTGTTCGAGGGCCCCTTTCGTGCGCCAGGATTCTGGTCCAGCCGTGTCATCAACTTCGCAAACTTTGATGGCCACGAAATCGACGAACGGCTGAATATCCACCCAGTCGATGTAGGGTTGATATCGCGCCGTGATGTCAATGCCCATCGCCCGCGATGCCATGAACGACCCGCCGGCGATCATCTCCCCCCGCCGCGCCTGCTGTGATTGGCCCAAAACCCCCACCAACCACGCCAGGATTTTTCCCAATGCCGTCTTGGCCTCAGGAGTCTCCTCGGCAACCTCGGCCTGTGGACCATCGATCAGCTCTGCGTGAGCCTGCCGTTCGGCCCGCAGTCGCTCTTCGCGCATCTCCAGTTCATCTTCCCTGGTCAGGACATAATCCCCCAAACGTAGTTCGTATTCGGCTTCCAACGGCTCGGCGCCAACACCGATAGCCTCGATGGGTTTACCGCCAACATACAACTTTCCATTGACGATCGCCCGACTCAAGTACACAACCTGAACATCGTCCCATTTTCCCATGCTACTCCTCCTCGATGCTCCAATCATTTGGCCGCCATGCCGGCGTCAAATTGTTGGCAGCAATTTGGTTCAGCAACTGGTCGATCCCGCCCATCAAGTAGGCGATTCGCTGAGCATACCGGCGCACTTGCCGCGCCAGAACCTCGTTGCGCTTCTCCTGCTCGACCTGGCTCTTCTCGAGGTGGTCCAGCCGCTTTACCAACGAATCTACGGTGTTCGTCTGGGCAGTCGCCAGACTTCCCGCCGCGTTTACAATCGACTGCACCGCCCCCCCCTGCTCGTTCGCAGCTTCCGCGTCCGTCTTCCTGGCCTCGGCCTGAAGCTTCCGCTTCTCGTCCCGCGCCTTCAGTATGTCCCGAACGACAAACGCCACTTGAACAAGTGCCAGGAGGATGGGTGCGATGTAGGGTGTAAAGTTTTCCATCATAGGCACTTCTTACATGTGTCTCCGCAATAAGGCCGGGGCGAGTTCAAAATAGCCCCACTGGTGAGCGATACCAGCAAAAGCGTAATGGCCGGGCGCACGTACACCTGCCCAAACTCGGTAGGGTCAATCATGTTCGACCACCCTGCCAGGACAGATACATACAACCCGGCCACGTACAGCCCGACCAGGCCGTTGACGAGCTTCAAGGACCGCCAACGGCTCCGGCATCGCAAAAAATAGCGCAGGTTGAGGATGAAACACAGCAGCCCCGCCGCCACGTTCACCCAACCCAGCAGAACAGCAAATGTCACTTCCGAACCTTGGCCTTGATCAACGCAGGAGCTGGTAGTTTTCCTTCGATGGCCACGCCGGCAATGTATCCGCCGATCAAAACCGCAATTTCAACCAGGATATCCTCAGTCAGGCCAAACGGCAATTTCACATCGAATGCGCCCAATGTCATCACGAGAAACCCCAGTACGGCAGCCCAGAACTTTCGCGATTGCAAAACTCCCCGCCATCCACCCGGCCCTGGATCCACGGCAACGCCAACCAGGTACGAACAGGCGATGACCAGGAACCCTGCCCCAGCCTCTTCGTCAAGCTCGAAGGTGGGCACGGCGGTTGACACGATGAGCACGACCAGCGCGATCACCAGCAACCAGAACTTTCGACTCGTCAACAGTGTTTTCATACGACCTCCTCAGGCAAAACAGAAAAATGGTTCTACGTTTGCATCATAGCAAAAACAGACCTCATAATACAAGCGTTCTACACAATATACGGGGGTTTGGCGGCTTTTTAATGCAAAACACCACCATATATGGCGGTGTCTGCTTTGCGCCGGCCCGTTCCGACCCTTAACGACTCTACCAGGGTTCAGGCCTGGCCTATGGCCCAATGGCCCGAACTAGAAAGTATCTCTTACCAATCATTACTCTCGCCAATAGCATTCGGTTTAGGCAACGCCAACTGGTAAGGTTGGATCGGCGCGTCGACGCTCCGCTTGACGAAGGCCGTGACGACCTCTTCAGTTGTCGGGGTGATCGCGTAAATGGAAGATGGGCCAATCAGTTGGCTGTATCCTGGTCGCTGTTCATCCGCGGCCGGCACATCGACCCGAATGAACCCTTGCCCGGCGATAACTTGTTCGGTCACCCGCCCGGCGATAACCTTGCGGCCCATGATTTCGACGATGCACCAGGCATCAAAAGCATTTTCAGCGTTAGACATGGTTTGCTCCTTATTTCCTCAATCTCGCAAAGTTTTCTTATGCCGCCGGCGACCCTTCATCCGCTCCCGCCGGGAAACCCGCACTGGTTCAAAGCACTCCGACTGGCCATCCCGAACCTGCACCCCTTCACTCACTGAGGTCGCCGCCCTGTCTATACTGCCCCGAAAAATATCCCCCACAATTTGAATATTCGCCTTCACAGACATGCGCTTCTTCAGAGTTTCCACGGGGTCTTGTTTCAAAATGACTTTGTATAGGTGCAAAAGTCCTTGAAACGATAGCCTCGTGAAGTATTTCTCCTCGATTTTCTGGCGCACTTCATTTATTGCTTCATCGGTAAGGCCATGGCTTTGCAGGTCAAGGAGAGCCACCTTCTCTGCTATCGCAAAATCATAATCTTCTTCGTTCCGAACGGCCGTCATTAATTTATCGACCTCAGAAAGTAAATCACTCATGCCTTCTCCTTCCTCGCCTCGATAATATATCGGAGCCTGTTGATATCAATTTCAGCGATCGTTACATCAAAGGCGGATTTTTCAACTCGCTGATGTGCCGCATCCTTTGCGACTTGGTCTGACGCCCTCTTTTCCTCGACAGTCGCGTTGAAGAATTCGGTATGCGCCTTTTTCATCCGCGCAAAGGCCCGGTTGATCTCCTGCTCCAGCTCACTCCGCACTTCTCCGATCGCCGCCATAACATCCGCGCGCTGCCACCCGGCGACCGCATCCAGAATGACCTGCGCCTGGGTGTTCGGCTTTGTATGAACTCCACACGTCAGTTCGTCATAGACTCTGGTCACCTCTTGCATACAAACCCAGTAATCGAACAACTCTCGCTTGACCTGCCCCAGGTTCACAGTCCCATCCTCATTGAGAACGATCTGCTTCCAAACATTCTCCCAGTTGCTTTCGACATCTAAATCGATAGGCCCTTCTTGAGAGTCATCAACCGAAAACTGAACAATCGTTCCATTCTCTGTATCCACGTCCTCCTCCTTTCCGTTCTGATAAGGTTTATTACATGTTCAAGCGACCCGCTCGAACATGGCCGTTTCTACCGGGTTCAAACGCCGTCCGAACCCGGTAGAGTCTATAGGGGGAACGAGCGACGCACGAATCGTCCAAACCCCTATGCCTGCCACAACTTCACCCTCCTCATCCGCCTGGCCGCCCGCGCCCGGGCCTCCTTCACCTCGATCGTCTCCCGCAGCTTTTCAACCTGACCAGGGTCCCACAACGCCCCACGTAGGTTAAAGGGATCGCAATACCCTACTGGTCGGCGATCAAACTTCTTCATCAACCGCAGAAATGCGTTCGTACTGATCCCCAGCTCGCGCGCGATCCACCAACTCGGCCGCATCTCCTCGCTCATCGCTCCTCCTTTGGAAACTCCAAATACTCATGCCCCATCAGCCAGCGCTTGGCCTGTTTCGCGCCCACCCGCCCGAGCATTTGACTGCCCATCCAGTTCTCGAGCATGTGCGCAGGTTCATCCACGCAAATGTCATTCAGGTCCCCTGGCGTATGCACCAGGAAATACCTATCGCGAGCCTTGGACAGTGGGGCCCATTCTCCCCACTGTTTGAAAAAGAACGGAATGCCTAGCTCATCGCATTGCGCGCGCAACTGCAAAACCCAGGCCTGTGACATCGGCCTGGCCTTGCTTCCGCTTTCTCCTCCACAGATCACCCAATCAATGCACTTCTCCGCCACCAGCCACTTCACGCGCTGGATCCGGCTCCGCGTCCACTCCGTGTGCTCCGGGTTCCGCACCAGGTCATTGCCGTAGTTCACCCAATCCAGCTCGGCCTCGCACTCTTCCACGAACTCTTCCGGCTCGCAGTCATCAGTATCCGCGTTGGTCTCGTCCCAGGCCCACACCATATCCGGCACAGCCTCCACCAAGTCGACCGGCCCAAGCATCGGCTCAACCGACACGAAGTTCTTCCCATCCCACTCCTGCAGCAAATGCCTGAGTCGCATATTCGCGTTGGGCTGGTCTTCCGCTGTCACCCCCAACCGTACGTGGTCCGGCGCAAGTCGCAGCCAATCCGCCGGCAGCAAATTGAAGTGATCGCTGCGCTTGGTCAGCAGCATCACCTCCAGACCCGCAGTTCCCTGGTTGATCGACCCAATCTCATCGACCAAGTTCCACAGATCTTGCCGCCACTCACCCGGAACCTCCGTATCCAACACATCTGCCAGGCTCGCGATGAACACCCGCCGGAGCACGCCATCCGCCACCGCCTGCCGCGCCCACTTGATCGGCTCTCGCCAGTTCGCCTCGCTCGTGCGCTTCCGTGGCCGGCCCGGCCCCCAACCCTCCGGCACCCACTTGCGGAAACTGTTTTCGCGCTCAGCATAACAATTCGCGCACCCGATACTGACCTTCGAGCACCCAATCCACGGGTTGAACGTGTGGTCAGTCCATGCAATACCAGTTTGCTTACCCATCCTAAACCTCCTGAAGCACTATGTTCCCCTTATAGACTCTATGGGAACGATCGCTGGGAACATCCCGAACGTTCCCCGTTTTCACCTCACCAACAGCGACTGCCGAATGATCCTATCTCCATCCGAAAAAGCCAGGTCAATCGGCTTATCCGCGGCAACATCCTCGTCTGACCACTTGTTGGGCCAGACATTATCCTTCCACATTTGGCGAATCGCCTGCTCTTCCTCTGCATTGATCAGATCGACCCTCGCCCGGCGTTGAATGTCCAGGACGGTTTCCAATCCATATTCTCGCCCCGCCATCGTCAACGGCCCCATGCGCTGGCCATTCTTAGAGAACTTGCCATCTTTGCGCAGCTCCGGCTCAACCTTACGCTTGCGCCACCTGGCAAGAGTCAGCTCGCGGTAGAGTGGTTTCAACTCGAGAAGCGGTGTCAAATGCGCCCACTCCGGATCTCGCACCAGGCGCTCAAGCGCCGTGTCACGATCGACCAGGTTACAGCCGATGCACCCCGTTCGCACGTCACCGTCGCCGTAGATCGCCGCGATCCCGCTCACGTCGAACCCGTGTCGGTTATCAAAATACAGCCAGTCGTACACGTGGCACAACCGCCAGTGCAGCAGCGGCGCCAACGTATCAGCCACCGCCAAATCGGTAGCCGTCTGGAACCATCCCTGCCCGCACTCCCCGGTATCCTTCGAGCACGACAGCGCAATCCGCTGGTCCCGTGCTGCGCTCTCGCCCATCCTGACGCCCGTCAACATCAGCAGCTTCTCGCCGGCCCGTTCTCTCAGCGACCCCAACACCTTTTGCATCGGCTCCACCTTGATCTGTGGTGTACACCACCGGAAACGGTTCTTGGGTGGTGGCACGCCCCGACCCAGCATGTACACATAGAACCGCTCCTCGATAGGCGGAAGCACAACCTGTGCGCTATAACCATCGCCTCGCACAGACTCCAGCAGCCTCATGGCTCCCTGTTGCAAAGGCGGCAGTTCCATCCGCGTATCGGCATACAGCACTGTCAAGCTCTCCGGCGCAGGAACCTTGCCGTTCTTGATCGCCCAGATCACAAACGCCACGGTGGCCGTAGAGTCCTTCCCACCGCTGTAGGCAACGGCCCAGTTCCGATAGGCGCTCCCGTACAAAGCCAGGCTGGCCAGGCTGAGTTGGATAGAGTCGTCCAGATTCATCCTCGCGCCTTCAAAGAGGGATGGTTGGGTTTTGCTCATTCAATCACCTCTTCGCTTGGCTCGATCGAGCTATTCAAAGTGAACCCGTTCCCCGCCTTGATCGACTCGCTCTCCAGCTCTTCGCTGTGTATCAGAGTCGTGTAAACCAGGTCCATGATGAGCTGGCGAAACTTCTTAGATCCAGTGATGGAAATCTCAATCTTGTCTCGCTTTTCAGACCGGGTTGCCAAATACCGTTCCCGTGTTCCCTGCCCTTTGCAGGCCTCGCAGTTAACGGTTTGCGCGCCGGTCCCATTACAAATTGGGCAATACATTGGATCGTTCATTTCTCTTTACCTTCCTCTTCCGTTTTCTCCTCCGACTCTTGGATTAAACCCAGCTTGACCGCCCGCGCCTTTGCCGCGGCGATGCTCAGCTCCCGCCACCTCGGAGCGAACGGGCGTGGGCACCTCTCCCCATCCATCCACCGGTCGCCACAGTTGAGGCAGGTCTCCGTCCAGCCGTACCAATCTTCGAACTGGCACAAAAACTTCTGGTCGCTCTTGCATGTCGGGCATCGCTGCGTCTCAACCACCTCGCGATCGTATCGCACCCACTTGATGTGAATTTCTCCTGGTTTCATGCTTCGTTCCTCTATCCATCCAATCCAGGCAAAACCAACTGCGCCCGCTGCGCCCGATACTTCTGCGCTCTATGATCTTCCTCGCTCCGCTTCAAAATGTCCGCCTCTTCCTCCGGCGACATTACGCTCAGCGGATACCGCCAGGTCTGCATCCCGTCCGCGTTTGTCCGGTAAAGCTCAAACCCAGCCGCCTTGTAAATCGTGCCCCGGTGCTGCCTGGAGTCGCAGTAGCTCAAAACCCACCGAATATGAAACGGCTCGTTTGGGAATACCGGCGGGCGATGCCAGAGATAAACGTACCCGACATGGCCATCTGGCCCATACAGCGCATAATCGAGCGCCGTGCTGATCAGCGTTGACCGAAACTTGCCCTTTCGGTCGATGAAACCCGGCACAATCCCCGTCTGACACTGATCCCCGCCCTCTTGCCATCTTGGGTGGATCCACACCCGCGCCAGGTTCAGCACCTGCCAGCGAGTCACCTCGCATCTGCCGGCGAGCACATCCTCAACGCTCCCGTACCACTCCCCGCACCGCGTCGCCTGTGGCCGCCCAAACACCAGGTACCCGACAGTGGGGAAAGGAGGTTTCTTGGTATTGAGCTGGATAGCGAAGACCTCGAAAGAAGTCCTGGAGTCTGGCATAGACCGCAGGTAATGCCCATTGCGAATCTCGTGCTCGGCCAATCGAAACTGCGAGCTTCCCCGCCCGAGTCTTCTCAAGAAAATCGGCCTCTCAACCCATGGATCGGCTTTCATTTCTCCACCACCTTGAACTCAATCGCCCACACCCACGGGTTACTCGACCACCAGTATTCGGGGCGATTGAAATTTACCGTGTCCCATTCGTTAGTAAACCAAACTTGCGGATTTGCCCCATCCGGTGAACCCTCAGCCATAGAATCGACACAGCTAATGTTTTGCAGTCTCTCTACTCTGACACTCAGTATGTCTAGCGTGATCCTGCTCGCCCACCGCGGCATGAAGATGGATGGAGTCCACGCAGAACCGCCGCCCTCGTACTGAAAATCCCCACCATCGGCCTTGTATATGACGTACCCTTTCGGATAGTCTTCGCACGGCTCTAACTGCAAGCCAAATGTCTCCCGCACCCACAGCCGGTCACCCTGCTTTCCGTACGGGCAAAACTTCTCAATCAACCGCTTCGTCGAAACATCCCACCAATTACCACGCGCATCGCGGTACTCCCATTCCCCGCCCCACGGAATTTGAGTGTTGGCATTGAAGTCCCGCAACTTGATCACCCGCCTGGTCTGAGTCTTTCTCCCCTCCAGGATGGCCACCACCATCTCGCCCGAAAAAAGAATAGGTCTCTCTTTCATTCCAACCGCCTTTCGCTCAGTTCAACTAACCGGCATTATCTGTTCTAAAAATCGAGTTCCCTTTTCGCCGCGCAATCATCGCAATACCCATCCATGCGACGTACTGCCTCTTCTCCAGTGATCCATTTTTCGCAACCGAGGCAGTTGAAAGCATTCAGATCATCCGCCTCGCGCAGCGCGGTAATCGCTTGAGGATTACACACATGCTCCACAAATCCTTCGATCTCGATCTGCGAAAGTTCCTCGCCGCATGAAGCACAGCAAAGATATGGGTCTGGCGCAGACCCGTCGATCGCAAGCACATGCTCGCCAGCCGGAGACGCATGGCAATACCCGCCAGCCGGATTTTCTTGCCCGCAATAAACACAATAATTGACTGACATAACTACTCCTTTCAAACCTCAAATAGATTTCATCATTTCGGACATCATCCGAAAACTCAGTATCCTGGCCGCCTTGACAAGTTTCTCGGCCTCGATTTTCTTCTTGTGCAGCAGTGGCGCACCTTTCTTCTCCTGGACCATGTACCTGGCTCGTTGCTTGTACACGACCAGCCACCCTGCATACTCCGGAACCTCGATCTCCATTCCGTCGGGGGTGCAGTACCAAAAGTAATTGGGTTTCACCATCTCTGGGTACACCCCTGGATCGGCCAGATGATGGTGCTTCCACGGCTTATCCTTTACATCCCGCGCAAAATCGCCCTTGCTGATCTTGATTTCGATCTCGTGAGCGTAGAATGATTTGGTGACACTCGCCATATCCGCTTCCCACGGAAAGAACATCGTCGAATTAGGAATCGCAATCTCGTGACGTCGATCGATCAGCAGCCACCCCATCAGGATGGCTTGAATGCGGCGCTCGCTATACTCACTCATGTCTCTTCCCCTTCCCAACCATCCGCGCAACCGACATCAGACTCAGCGGCAGCCATAAGAACCCCAAGAACAGCCTGTCCTTGTGATCTAATTGGATCCCCTTCTTATCGGCGTAGATATTCACAGACTCCATCACATATGCCCCGATCGCCAGATAGACAATAACGATGATGATCATTCCTCGTCCTCCCAATCGCAGTCCAGGTAATCGCTCTCTTCGGGGTCCCAGCATCGGCGATCGCAATCCCTGCAGCGGATAGCTTTGTCTGTCCCCACAATCCCGGGCCAGTCATCGTCCACGCCGTAAACCATCACGCGCCCGCATGTATCGCATTGGACAGAGCCGGGAGCTACTACGGTATGAACCTCCGCCGCGCCGTCAATCCGCAGCAGATCCTCCGCAACAGTCATCCCCGCCGGCAGAGCCAGAGTGATGCGCCAATTCCGCTCTTCCCACCGTTGGGCTTCCTCGTCCCATGCCCGCCCTTTCGCTTCCAAATACGCGTATATCTGCTCTTCGCTCACCCAGCGCAAGAGCGATCTCGTATGACCGAAGTCTGTCATCAGGATCCGAATAGCTTGCTGTTTCTTGTTGTCCATCTGATTCCCCTCACCGTTCGCTAATCGCCGACCAGATCCTCGTGAGCTTCTTTTCCAGCTCCTCATCCCTTGCCTTCAAACGGCTTTCCAGCCCCAGGATGTACTTGGCCAATGCGGGTTTATCTTCAATCCCCAGTTCGATAGCCTTCAGGCGCACATTCTCGTCGTCTTCCATACGCCAAAGCCGCTCCTGCTCCACACAGTACTGAACCAACTCCTCCCGGTGATCCTCGAAGCCTTCCGTATCTTCGATATCCCAACACGGGTCGCCCAACCAGCTCGCCTTCAATTGCTCGATCTCTTCACTTGTTGCCATGCTTCCTCCACCTCTTCCAATTCGTGTAAATTCGTGTAAATTCGTGGATAGAATCTCTTTACTCCTTATCCACAAACGACCGCCGCACAGCCAGCACCCGCTGCGTCCGTCCATCCACGCTGATCGTAGTTGTCCGCCGCTTCTCAAGTCCAGACTCGCCTACGTCGATCATCCCGCTCTCTTCCAGCGTCTTCCGCAGGGTGAAGTCGGACACCGGGAAGTTGTCCCCCTGTTCTTTGAAGTGCTTGCACAGCCGGCTGTAGGTCGCCTCCGGCAGCAGGTAAATCCGCTCCGAGTCATACCAGCCCAGCATCTCGCTCTTTTCCCCGTCCCCGCCCAGGTAGGGTGTGACCGTGTCTTTAGCGCACAAATGGATCTTCTTCTGCGTGATCCAATCCTTCAGCGCGTGGATGAACAGCGTGTCTGCCTTCTCGTCCCGCACCCGCGCCGACATCTCCCGCGCCCCGCTCAGCAAAGCGTCCCATCCCTGTTCTTCCAGGCTCATCTGCTCCTGCGAGCTCAACGCCCCGCATACCACCGCGAAGCGCAGTCCAAATTTCAACCCAACCATCAGCCCCGCCACTGCTTCCGGGATGCGCAAATGCAGCCCGGGCTGGAAGGCATTGCTCCGGCACTGTTCCCACTCTTTGCGCGCCTCCTGGCTAAAGGTTTCCCAGTTCTCGTTCAACCAGGCCAGGTACCCAGCCATCCCGTGACTCAGCACCGCTTTATTCCCTTGCAGCTCGCTCAACTTCTTTTTGTTCACGTCCCCGCGCCGCATTTCCACCACGAACAACCGCGCCGCGAATGACTCGCTTGCCGGCACGTCCTCGCCCGTAATCACCAGCACGCTCCGCGGAACGTATGTGGCCCGCGCCGTGGCGTCAGAAGACATGCGCCCGCGCCCGGTCATGTTTCCACCGCCCCGGATGATCCGCTGCGCCGTCCGCTTGTACTCGGCTGCGCTCGCCCCATCCTTCTGCGGCGCGTAATCGTCCACCACCAGCAGCAGGTCCTTGGCCGTAAAGCTCTTCTGCTCGATGCGGTTCCCCGTGTCCATGAAGCTCGCCGGCAGATGTTTGTCGTCAAACTTCTCTCCGTAATGGTTCATGGCCAGCGCCACCAGCGTTGATTTCATTGCCCCACTTCCGCCAAAAACCCAGATATTGAAACCCAAATTGATCCATTCCCGCAGCGGCGCCATATACACAGCCGCCCACAGCGGGAAGGCCACCTTGGGTGGGGCAATGCCCAGAAAAGTCAACGAGGCCCGCATCGCATCCCCAATATCATCGGCCACGGGTGGAATCGCATACAGCTCCAGATCGCGGTCCAACTCCACCTCGATCTCCAGCGAATCATCCGCCCCCACCGCTCCTGCAGCGCTCAAAAACACCCGCTGCCCATCGATCTCCCGCCACCCCGTGTGGGTGTAGATCACCTTGCGCTCCACATCCCGGCTCAGGTGCTGGATCGCTGCCCGCACCTGGTCGCGCCGCCGGCTGCCGGCTTCGATGATCGCCATGCTGCCCCACGACCCTAATACCCAGTTCATCTGGCTAAAATCTTCGGCCTTCACCGCCGCCGTCGGCAGATTACGTTTTCCGATCCGCCCGTGAATGTGGAACTCCCGCAGCACGTCTTGCCCGTTATCCCGCAGTACGTCCGCCTTGATCTCCGCCGCGAAGTTGGTCAGCGTGTCGATCGTCTCGCCCCCCTGCGAGTCCGTCGACCGCACGCAGATCCGCCCCGCCTCGATGAAATAACGCGGCTGCCCATCGTCCGTTCGCCCGGCTTCCCGTCGCGCGGCCCGCAGCAAATTGTCGAATCTTCGCGGCGCCAGCCCCAGGTCCGTTGCGATCCAATCCTTATAGTGCTCGATCTCGAACGGGTCCAGGTTAACCAACGCTCCAAAAGCATTCCGCAATGCCTCTTCTTCCCCGTTCTTCTTGGCCTCCTCCACCAGTCGCTGTAGGTGCGTCTTGGATTTACCAATCACATTCCGCATCTCTTCCGCGTATGTCTCATCTGGAGAAGCCAGATCCACTTTAACCTCGCCGACCTGCATGGCCAGCAACCAATCATTCGGGTCCTTCGCCCCCCATTCCACCACCACAACCTGCGTGCTCTTGATCCCAATCTCATCCTGTAGCGCAGCGATGAGATCGTTGGTTGTCTTTTTCCCGGCGTCGTCTCCATCCAGCCCCAACGCCACCGTTGCCCCTTCCTTTACGGCCCGTTTCAGTTCTGATAATAAAGTATTATCGGAGCTAGACCGGTGACTGCCGTTGGAGCGTTCGTTCCCCGACGAATGGTTGACCCCGCACAAGGCCACTGCTCGGATGCCCATCTTGCCCAGCGTAATCGCATCCGCCTGGCCCTCCACCACCACCACGAACCGGCTGGGGCTTTCCCCAAACCACATGTGGTTGAAGAAAACCTCCTTACCCAACCCCACCAGCTCGTCGGGCAAGTTCCAATGGCTTTTCTCAAAGATGGTTCGTCCGGCCATATAGACGACCCGCCCCCGCAGCGTGTGCGGGTAAATCAGCATGTCTGGGCGCATGGCCGGAATCTTCTTCGCCTCAATCCACGCGCTCGCGGGCTTGACCCCGTACTTGCTTCCCCAGGCAACTACGTCGCCGCGGTACCCAACCAGCGCCACCGCCGCCGGACACTCCGGGTCGATGCCTCGCTCCACAAAATGCTTGCGCAGCTCGTCCCAGTCCTTGCCAAAGAACCCAATCCCCGAAGCGTTGATCGTTTCCAAATCCCAACCCCGCATGTATAGCGCGTACTCCAAACCCGGGCTCAGCTCTTTCGCCGGCAGACGAGTCGACCCCAGGCGCTGCCGGAAGAAATCCATCGCCGCGCCGAACACTTCCTCGCGCGCGCGCCGCTGCTCCACCACCCGCTGCTCGTGCTGGCTCATCGGTCGCAGCTCGATTCCCGCTTTCCTGGCCAACAACTGCAGGGCCTCTTTGAAATCGATATTGTCCCGCTTCATCACAAAGGTGAACAAATCGCCCCCGGTATTGCACGTCCCAAAACAGCGCCACGTCTGGCTGTCGGGGAACACAACAAATGCCGGCGTCCGGTGGTTATCGTGGAAGGGGCAGAACCCGCTGTAATTCTTCCCGGCCCGCTTCAACTCTACGCTTAAGCTGACTTCGTCCAATAGATTGATGCTTGCTTTGATATCGTCGCTAACGCTCATAAAATCATCCTCTACACCGCTTTTTTAGCCGGCCATATCGATAGTGCTTGATACTTCACTGCGCCCGTCCTGGGGCTTCCTGACGATGGATGCGCAGCCGTTTATGCTGCCGTTGATACGCTGCCGTTGATGGTTTGACTCTCAAAAATCAACGGTTGCGCTGGTTGTTGCCGTTGTTGGCGGCTTCGATGATTTCTTTCGGAAGCTCAGGAAGTTCCAAATTCCATTCAAAGCGCGCGCTCCGGCTGGGCGTGCTCGGCAGCTCCGTAGAGTGTAGTAACTGCTCTTTCAACGCCCGCAAACCTGTGATCATCAAGTAGCTCGCCACCTGGCTGCGCGAGGTGCCGTTGTTGCTCGAGATCCAATCCAGCACCGCGTCCAGCTCGTTGGAGAGGTCGATCATCGTCCGGTTGCGCGCTTCGTCCTTGGCCAGCTTTTTCCGTTGACCCTGCGTCAACCCCTGCGAGTTATTCACCCGTTTCAGCTTTCCATACACCGGGTCGGTCATCACCGCCCGCACCGCCGGATCTCCCCCCAGCGACTGAGGAATTTTTCCTTTAACTGCCATGCCCAACCTCCTAATGCTTATTCCGCAAAATATGATCGACGATCTCTGCCGCGTGCAGATACCCGCCAATCCGCCCCCGCGAATTCACCAGCTTCGCTCCCCGCCTCGGCTGGATCCCGATTGCGCTCTGTGACTCCGGCGCATACTCCCAGATCGTTTCCCCGTAACTGGCCGCTTCCCGGATCTTGGTGTCGACCGGGATAGGCGGCATGACCAGGTCCGCCGAAAGCAGAGTCTGCACCCTCTCAACGTTCGCGTCCGTCTCCTTCGTGGTCCGGTCGAACATCGTCGGCAGCACCCCGATCAGAGTAGGCGGCTCAACGGCCTGGTAATCGCCGATCGTGGCCACGGTCTGGATCACGTGCTGCACCCCGTCGAGCGCCAGAAAGTCCATCTTCGCCGGGATTAAAACGTAATCCGCGGCCACCAACGCCGACACATGCAGCAGGTCGGTGGAGGGCGGGGTATCGAGGAAGCACAGGTCATAATCGAACCGCGCCGCTTCGATGGCCTTCGCCACCTGATACTCCCGCATCGGAGCCATCATCGCCCAGCTTTTGATCATCTCGCTGGTGTGATCGTTGGTCACCAAATGCACACGTTGGCGAACTTCCTGGACCACCTTCTTGATCGGTGTCTTTCCGACCAACAGACGGTACAGCCCGTCACTCTTCTCCACCCGGAACAACGGAGCCTGGTGACCCTGGCCGTCCATATCCATCACCAGCACGCGCAGGCCTTTCATCGCAAACCAGTGCGCCAGGTTGGCCACTGTGGTGCTTTTCCCGACGCCGCCTTTTTGGTTCGTCACGCACAAGGTAATCATTTCGACATTCCTTTCAGTGTCCGCAGACGGTAAGCCGTCCGCTTTGGATTCCATTTCATCATTCGCGCGATCGCTTCCACGGTGAACCCCGCTGCCGAGGCCAGCAGCATGAACTCGTCGGCCCTCGCCGGCCACACCTGCGACTCGCGCCATCCACGCCCCTTGCCGGGAACAAAATGGTCATATTCCATGGCCACCGACCGCAGCACGTAGTGGTTTCCCCACCGCTGCGCAGGCAGCCAGCCCTTGCAAATATGCTTGGTCACTAACCGGATATCGACTCCGTGGTACTCAGCCACCTGGCGCACCGTCCACCATTCGTCGGTCCACTTCGCCTGAGCCAGCGCCACAATCCGCGCCAGCTTCCGATCTCCCATCTGACGCAATCTGAAACACACCCAGTTTTCCGGGCGGATCGCCCACATATACAACTGCACCTGCGGGATCAGCATGATTCCGCGTTCGCCGGCCATCAGCCGGCATTGCATCCGCCCGGTTTCCTGCATGCGCATCACGGCGTGGATATCGACTCCCAGCGCTTTCGCCACCCCGTTCCCAGTCAAGATACCGGGCTGCTTGCTCGGACTGCCCAACTGCGCCCGCACCCGCCGGATCTTCACTGCGTTAGCGGAGCGACCCAGCGCAGCGCCCAGCTCTTCATCGGTCATCGTGCCCATGTTTGCGCGGATGAACGCGTCTTCCTCTGCGGTCCAGCGCGCGTTCCACACCACCCGTCGCTGGCCCCACACAAACAAGCTGCCGTTCTGCCGCAGCCAGGTCGGGGATACTCCCCCCTCCAGTTCTCCTAACGCCACCGCCGCTTCGATTGCCAAATCCAGGTTCATGACCGCCCTCCTGCCGGTTTCCCGGCTTCGATCAACGACTCCAGCAAAAACACCGCCGGGCATTCCGCGCACGTTTTCGCGCTGGCCACATCCCGCAGCGAGCACCGATCACAGGCCTCGTTCGCCGCTACAACCACCAGTTCCCACCGCGGAACCTTGCCCAACTGCTTCAAAGCGCTCCACCGCGGAGGTTGCCCGACGGTCTTTCGCCGCTGTTCTGCCAGCGCCAGGCTGGGGCTGTGCCCATCCGGCGCTATCCCTTGCTCGGTTCTCATTTGCTCCGCCAGCCGTGCCGCCGCCGTCTGAATAGCCTTGATCGGCACGCCCGGGCGAGCCACCCGCCGCGCAAGCCTCACCCGTGCTTCGCTGTTCGGAACCAGCTTCAATGCATCTACTACCCGTTCATCGCACGGCAGCACTCGCGCCGCGATCAGATCCTGGATTTCCTCGTCAATCCCCAAAAGTTTGAGGCGACTGACCACTTTCGGGATGCTCACCCCCAACTGGTGCGCGATTTTGGTATTGCTCATCCCCGCCTTCTTCAATTGCTCGAAGGCTCGCGCTTCATCTATCGGGTTCATGTCCTCCCGCTGCAAATTGGCCACCAAAGCCAGCATGAGCCGCTGGATGTTGTTTGTTCTCTCCCGCACCTCCGCCGGTATCTCAGCCCAGCCGGCCAGCTTGGCGGCGCGCCACCGGCGCTCTCCATCGATCAAGATGTATACGCCGTTGTTCTCCTCAACCGCGATCGGGTTTAACAATCCGTGCTGCCGGATCGAGCTGGACAGCTCTTCCAGCGTCGCTGGGTCGAAATCTTTCCGCGGGTTGTCAGGGTTTGGAATGATCTTACCAATAGCTATTTGCATGTTAGAAACTCCATCAAATCCTTCTGGTAACTGCTGCACTCCTCGCAAACCTCCAGGTGCACAGCAACGTTTTCTCGAGCATCGGCTACTAATTGTTTTTTCTTGTCAGGCGGCAGATCCTCGCTTGCCTTCGCCTCTCCCAATCGCCCCAGCAGCGTGTGATACCGCGCGCAATATCCACGGCCAATCACGCAGTGGCTCAGCGGCTGCCCGCCCAGGTCTACTGTGAAACCGTCCATGTGCCTCCCACAACGTGAATTGACCGCGCCGATCCCTTCCGGCCCATCAACCGGATTTTTCCCGCATCATCCAGCGCCTGCAGAATGTACAGGCAATGCGACGAGCTGGCGATGCCGCAGTCGCGCATAATCTCGCGCACAGACGGAGAAGTGCCGTCATTGCGCTTCTTGAAATCCACGATGTACTCGTAGATGCTTTCGTAGTTATGCGTGCGAGCTTTCATTTTCAACTCCCAGCCACATGTGATGAGGCAGAACTTGCTTCGACGACTCCACCATGAAACCAGCCACCACGCCCGCCTGGCCGGGATTGAGCAAAACCTTGTTCGGTCGCCGGCCATACTTCTTTTCGTAGTAATCCGCGGCCCGCTCAACCTTTTCTTGCAGACTCTTCTTATCTTCGTTATCGAACCACAGCATTCCGATATTCATCTCTCGTTTTTCTCCGTTCAGCTAAGTCTTATTACCAGAACTAGATTGAGTCGGCTTGAGGCTGGCTTGAGGCGGCTTGAGGTCGGCTTGAGGCCGGGTTGAGGTCGGCTTGAGACGGCTTGTGGGCTTGAGAAATCGACCGCAAAACAGCCGGAGAGAGGCGGCGAGTGTTGTTCCCGCCATCCACCAGCCAGCCCCGCGAATACCATTCGTTGAGCATTGTCCGCGCCCGCCATTCGCTCCACCCCAGCTCTTCCACCAGCTTGGGGATGCTCAGCATCCCCTCCCACGCTTCCGCCGCCCGCCGGGCAATTTGCAAATCTCGTCCCACCGGCAAGCTCTGATCCTGGAATAGGCTCACGCTGTAGGCCTGTGCCTCCAGCAGCCGCGCATTCCACGTGATCAGCAGTCGCCCTTTCACTTTCGGCAGATGCTCGGCGCCGGATCTCCCCAGCACAACCATCGAGTCGCTATTTGCCGGCACAGGGAAGCAAATCCGCGTCCCCATGTTCGCCTTGACCAATCCACTCACTTCCTTAACGCTGGTGCGCTGCGTGGCCAGCACCGGCAGAATCCCGTAAGAACGTCCGGTGGCCACCAGCTTGGCCAGGGCACCTTGCCCGTCCGAGTCGATCATCGCCACTTCGTCGACCACCAGCACGATCCACGGCAAATCCGCGTGGTGCTGTCGGTATTCGACCAGGTCCCGCGCGCCAACTTCGCGGAACTTCTCGGCCCGCCTGGCGATCTCGCCGACCAGGTCTTGCAGCGTTCCGTTCAAATCCTCGGCGATCTCCGCGCCCAATCCTTCGTAACGGCCAAACTCGTTGCCCGACTTTCCATCCCACAAAATCAGCCGGCACGCCTTTCCCTGTATCAGCGCCTGGATCCAGGAGTGCAGCAGCACGGTCTTGCCAAAACCACGTGTGCCCCCAATCAACACCGAGTCGGCGTCGATCAGCGAGATCCACAGCGGCCCCGCCCGGGTAATCCCAACCGGAACGTGCATCGGACTGGGTTGCTCGCTCAGGTTGAGCTTCATCGACTCCAGCCGGCGAGTGCGAATCCGTGCTTCATAACCCACCTGGAAGAACACCCCCAGGCTGTTGGTTCGCACCACCGGGCATCCACCCAAGCGAGTCGAGAGGTCGTGACTGAACTGGTCGCTCAGCACACCCCGGATGTTCCGCAGGTTATTCGGGTTCACCGAGATCACCGCCCGATCGGGCCGCTCCCACAACCAGAACGAAGGCATGGCCGGGTTGCTCAGTGCCGGTTCCAGCAAAGCACTCATTGCCAGCGCAATTTCCTGCGCGCTCTTACGCGTTGCCATCGCTAGACTCCTTCCACTCCACATCCAGCACTTCCAAAACTTCCGGCCGGATCGGTGGAGTCTGGTCCGGGCGGAAAATCATGTACCGCGGTTGGCTCTTGGACGGCTGCGGGGCCACGACCATGGCTTTGCTGCCTGTGGCCGAGTTCGTCGCTTTCGGCTGAGAAGGCAGGCCCCGGTGTTGCAGATCCACCATCTGGTCGCGCGCGGTTGTCCGCTCGACGGCTTCCGCGTCAACCTCAGCCGGGTTCGCCGGGTTCAGCAGCGGGCCGACGTTGCGATCCATGTCCACGAACTTTCCGTCCATGGTCCGGATGACCGGGATATCTCCCCGCTCGTCGCGCTTGATCACGCTGGCAATCGGCACGCCCGTCTTGACCAGCAAAATGAACAACCAAGTGAACAACCCAGTAGCGATCAACCCCATGCCGTAGGGCGCCCACGCCACCATCTCGTTCACGGCCTGCTGCCGTTCATTGGCCAGGCGCAGCACGTTGGCTTGTTCGGTCGAAATCATTCCCAGGTAGACTGTGGTCGCAGTGGCGTTCGATGCGTCAGCGGTAGCCGTTCCAGACCAGGCCACGGCCTGCCGTTGGGCCAGTTCCGCGTCCGCCGTAACAGTCCATTGGGCCATCATCAACGTCATTCCATCGGTGGTCGCCTGGGCAACCCGCGTCGCTTCCACAGCCGCCGCCGAGGCCTGCACCGCGGCTTCGGTCGCCTGGATCGCCGACTGCGTGAGCTGCGCCTCGTAAGCGAACGCCGTCGCCGACCGCACCTGTTCGGCCTGGGTAGCCTCGAAGCGGGCCGATTCCGCGGTAGCCTCTGCGACGATGTTGGTGCCGCGCAGCTGCTCCCGCTCCAGCGCCACAAACGCTCCGGTTGCGGTCGCGGCGATCACCTGGCGCGTCGACTCGAACACCAGTTCGGTCGGGTTGAGCGTGTTGGCAGGTTGGATGTCCATCGCCACCGGAGTCGCATCCAGCCCGCAACCGGCCAAGGTCAGGCAGATCACAATTCCCACAACCGCTACGATCCGTTTCATCTTTACCCCCATCCCCACGGTCCAGAGTCGACCGTTTCCTGCTGAGGTTCCTCGTAGGGGATCAAAGCGTTCTGCTGGGGTTGGTTGCGTTGGCCGTGCTGCATCTGCTGCTGCATCATCTGCATAGCCATCATCCCCATGAGCGTCTGCATCACATCCCCAGATCCCAACTGCGGAACCGGTTGCTGGCGTTGGAACTGGGCATTCGGCCCCGGCTTCCACGCGCCAAATGCGCCGGCTCCAGTCCCCGAATTCTGGATCACCTTCTGCAGGCGCATCAACCGGTAGACCAGGTACCCGACTACAACCACGCCGATCACCAGCAGGACAATCAACGTAATGGTCAGGAGAGAATTCGCTCGGGCAGTCTCCAATTGCGCCGCGCTGGCGATCTGCGCAGCCCGTGCCGCTTCAACTGCTGCCTGCGCCTGGGTGTTCGCCGCTGCGCTGGACATAACCCAGCCGCCGACCAAAGCCAGAAGCACAATCACCGCCAAAACGATGAGTACCATATCGACCTCCTACTGCTCGTACAAACCGACGAGCATGCAAATCCGCTCGTGATAGCGATCCCCGGCCAGCCGCAAAGCCACCGCGGCCAATGCGCCGCCGATGATCCCGCCGGTCACACCCAGCCACGCCGGCAGATCCAGGCCATTGGCAATCGCCCAGCCCATCAGCCCGGCCTCGCCGCCAATGACCACGGCCAGCCCGACTGTAGCCAGGTTCATGGCCACCTCAAACCAATCGTTGGTCTTAGCAGGTACAGGCTTCACTTCAGCCTCTTCCACCCACTCTGTTTCCAGGTTCCAGTTCCAGCTCATCTCAGTCATGATTCGCTCCTTGGGGCATGTCCGCCAAAGGCACCCAGATATCACGCCCCGGCACGCTGCCGGCGTTCACGGTGCACATGCCACCCACCAGCTCCGTCGCCAAATTGCCATATCCTGCTTCCGCGGCGGCCTCGGCGCATTCGCGCTCCCCACCGTTCCATCCACTGCCCGATCCCGACCCCAGGCAGGCCGCCTGAGCGAGGAAGATCACCAAAACCACCATCCCAACCGCTAACTTTTTTTTCATTCGAACGCCCTTTCCATTGCCACTTTTTGAAACTGCTCGTATCATGGGGATCGAGCGGCCCAACCGCCCACCCACTTCCCCCGGATGCTCCCCCCATTCGGGGGCTTTTTTATTCCGCACTCTCTGCAACTATCTTTTCGATCGCCTTGATGCTCTCCAGGTTGATGCTCAACTGAAGCGCCACCCGTCCGATCATCGTCGCCACCAGGGTTTTGTCGAGTCTGTCCTCGTCCAACAGTCGCCTGAGGGCTTCTCGTGCGGCCCGGTTTGCGTTTTCCGCCCGAGTCAACTCGCAGCGCATGCTATAACCACCCACTCGTTTTTTCGTCATTGAGAGCCTCCCGCACGATCGCCTGCACTCGCGTTTCAAATTCCTCCCGCTGCTGCGAATGCCGCTTCGAGCTCCCAACGACCATAGGCAACCCGCTGGCGGCAAAACATGCCAAAACCATGCCGGCACTTTCAACCCCAATCAGCGGAATTGCCCCCAAAACGGTGACCAGTGTCCCCCCGACCACCAGGTAAGCGGTATATCCCCGGTCATGCCCCTTTTCCTCGAGGCCCGCCACAACATGGTTGTAGATTCCCCCAAAGACCAGAAGACCGAGAATAACCACAATAAAGACCCAACCAGTTTCCATCCCTTTGCGCTCCTTTTCTTGTCTCAGATCAGCTAAGCCCTATTATCAGAACTGAACTAATCAGCCAGCAAAACATCCACTTTCTGCCAATGGTTATCCTTATGGCCCTCAAGATGATTCAGATAAATCTGTGTTGTTCCTACGCTTGTATGTGCCAGGTCCTTGCTCAAGCTCAGTATGTCTTCACCGAGCCTGTAGCGAATCGTGGCACCTGTGTGCCGAAGCGTATGCACGTGGATCTTTTTTGCGTCCAACCCGGCCTTCCGGCAGTACTTCTTCAGCACGTCCCCAACGTAGTGCGCCGAAACCGGCTCTTTGCCCGGCTCGTAGTGATCGCCCACGTTCTTCAGCCGCCGCGCTCGGTCGGTCAAAGCCGGGAAGATTGGATCGTCTTCCTGCATGTTTTCCCACCGTCCCGCCGCTTTCAGGTAAGCCACAATCGCGTCCCACACTGGAGCTGGCATCTCGTATCTCTGGTTTTTCTTGCCTTTCCCAGACCACACGTAGAAAACCTTGTCGCCCGAGCGGTCGATATCGCCCCAGCGCAGCTTGCGCCATTCGCTGTTGCGCCGCATGGTGTAGATATAGCCCTTGATCAGGGCGTACTCCCACAACCCGCGCACCGAATCGCGCCGGATAACCCGCAGCAGCGCCTTCGTCTCGCGCTCGCCCAAAAAAGTGCCCTTACCGTAAGGGCTCACCTTGGGCCGCAGCTTCTTCCCGCCCGCAGGGTTGTAGGAAATCAACGGCACGTTCCGCCCGTCCGCCAGGATGAAGGTGTAATCGTTGATGCAGAACTGGTAGAACGAGCTGATCCCCGCGATCCGCTGGGCGACAGTCGCGTCACTCAGGCCACTTTCGTGCATCGCCTTTACCCAATTCTGCACTTCCGCTCGCCCAATCTGCCATGGGCTTTTTTCCGTAAAAGCCAGCAAATTTTCCCAAGCCTTGCGGTACGCCCGCTGCGTGTTTTCCGCCTGCTTACCAATCCAGGCCTCGAAAGCCTCCGCCCACACCCGCATTTTGTCGACCGCCCCCGGCGCGGCCATCCCGCGCTCCGGCGTCGCAACCACCACTTCCCCAAACAAAGGCACCAGTTCCGTCTTTTCACTCATGGCCCAACCTTTACCCTTATTCGTTCTCCACCACTGCCGCCGGCTCTGTTTCACCCCACAGCTCCGGCTTGATCGCCTGCAAACACGCCAGCGCCCAGTCATAGCGCCAGTCGGCGTAGGACCGGAACACTGTCACCAGGAATAAATAGCCTGGAGTCTGTGCCGCCAATTCCCAATTGGAAACGGCCTGTTTACTCAAATCGATGCCAGGGAGCTTTTCACATAGAGCTTCGCCGAACTTCTCTTGTGTAAGCCCCTGGCGTCGTCTTTCTATTCGGGTTATTTCAGATATTTTATTGACCATTAGTCAAGACCTCTGGTCATTATTGTAGTACTTAAAGTACTGAAAGTCAATAGGTATGTACCGCCAGTCAAGAAAATTGCTAAAATATTCTTATGAGAGATAAGGGATCAGTTGGCGAGTGGCTCGAGCAAAAGTATGTTTCCTGGATGAAAGACCAGGGCGCATTCAAAAAACAGCATGAATTTGCTGCGTATCTTGGCATTGAGCCAACTCTCCTCAGTCATTACATGAATGGCAGAAAAAAGCCGGCGGGTGAAAATATTGAATTGATTGCGGAAAAACTTGGGCCAGAAATTTATAACCTTGTTGAGAAGGCTAATCCCAATCCAATCATCCGCGCCATCAACGAAATCCTGGCCATCCTTCCCGAGGAAGACAACCGGGAAATATTGGAAGCGCTTAGAAAAAGAAAGGCGGGGACTCAAAAATCAGAAAATGGAAACGCGCAAGGAAACCATCTTAGAGCTTGACGACGCCTCGCCGGCCCTCGTCTTCATTACCATCCTCCACATTCTGTACATCCTCTTCCAGCGCGTGATCATCCGTCTGGGCCGGGCTGTCACCCTCCGCGAGCGAACCGGGGCCATGCCCCTGTTTATGACCCTCTTCCTCGGGGCAGCCATCGCCTCTGCCCTCATCATCGCCAATCCCCAGAAGATGCCCGTGGTGGCCGTGATCTACATCAACCTGATCTTCCTGACCCTCGTCGCCCTGGGCATCGCCATCAAGTTCCGCGCCAGCCGCCATCTCCCCGACTCGTTTCTTTATCACCTCTTCACCTTCCAGGTCTACGCCATCATCGGGGCCGGCATCGCCTCCTCGCTCTTTGCGCAGTCCCTCGTCGCCTCCCTGGCCGTCATCTTCGGCTACGCCTCCAGCATGGTCTGCCTGGTCGCCGCCTCCGCCCACCTCGGAGCCGGCGTAATCCGCTCATTAACACTCAAAAAAAATATCCTGTGAAATATACCCACCTTATGTTTTAAAACCGGTGATTCCGGTGATTCCGGTGATTCTACAAGTCACACCACTATCACCGGAATCACCGGTAAATAATAGGGACTAGTTTTTGTGCAGAGTATTTTTTGTTTTTTGGCGCACTCCCAAAATATGGCACATTTTCAACAAAAAATGGTAGGACATAGCACAATATCGTTTGTTTTATTGTCGAATGTGGGAGACGCCTATTCATCATGCTTTCGAATAACAAATTCAATGATTGAATATAGAAAATTACCGGTGATTCCGGTGTGTCCCGGTGTGACATAGGGTAAATACCCTCACACCAGTCCGATTTATTACCGGTGATAAAAACCGGTGATTGTTTGGGGGAACAATGAGAAAAACAATTGCAATCTTGATTTCTGGTTTCGCTTTACTCGTCATTCTTGAGATCGTCCACGCCCAGGAAATATTTTATAAGACCTACCTGCCGGTCATCGTTCGCCCGGAAAACACCCCAACGCCGACACAAATGCCTACCCAGCCGGTGGCACCACGAACGGGGAGAGTAGAAATAACCGGCATCTTCTACAACGGCGTCGTCTCTGCCCAGGAGCCCGATGAGTATGTTGTCATTCAAAACAAAGAAACGTTCCCGGTGAACCTCAGCAGCTGGACCCTGCGCGACATCGCTGGCCACGTCTACACCTTCCCGACCTTCACCATCCAACCCAGCCAGGTCTGCCGCATCTACACCAACCAGTCCCACCCCGAATACTGCGGGCTCAACTATGGCAGCAGCTCCGCCATCTGGAACAACGACGGCGACTGCGCCTATCTCCGAAATTATCTTGGTGAGCAAGTTTCACAAAGATGCTATTGAGGATTACACTCTAGCTGAGAGAAATAAATCAACTGGAGACCGAAGGAGAGACCCATGAAAACCTGCCCATCTTGCTCAAAAGAACTGCCCGACTATGCTACCAAATGCAAATACTGCGATCATAGCTTTGTCGAGGAACCTGCCGCCGCATCCCCTTCAGCTTCTCCTCAATCTGCATCCACTCGGCTTTGCCCCAACTGTTCCAAAGAAATCCCCATATATGCCGAAAAGTGTTCATATTGTGACTTCGATTTCTCGGGAGCTCCGGTCGCTCCGAAAAAACCACAGAAAAGCTATGCCTCGTGCGTCCTTCCAATTGCGATTCTGGTCGCCATTGTGATTGGGGCTATTATTTTGACCAAGCAAAACGCCGGTCAACAGACCACACCCCGACCGGACCCAACAAAAACCACCGGAACGAGATCCAATATTTCAGTCATCCCAGGACTCAGTCCATCCGACATCAAAGTTAATTTAGAGGATCGAGGCTTTACCTGTACCGATGCATCATCCGTCACGGAGTCTGATGGGCAGAAATCGTACCTTTGGTACTGCGACAGGAAAGAGGATCTGCTTGAATACCATGTAGATTTTTCGTCGAAATCGTTAGGAGAAGTTGAGTACCTTGATGCATCAATACTTCAATTTTCGACTCCATTACTTGAGATATCCTCGCCATTCCTAGAGTACATGGCGACATCCGCATTTCTTAATAGCCCAACGCTTCAAGTCGAAGCTAAAAATTGGGTGTCCAAATCACTGGAATCCAAGAAAGACAGCGAGCATGTGGCCACGACAATCAACGGGGTCGACCTGGAATTGTTTGGCACGTCCTCGGCACTGATGATTACTATCCAAAAATCGAAGTGATATTTTTCAAAGTTTGGACTGGTATACCCAGCTCAGCTAAGAAGCATTACCTGCCCTAAAAATGCCCAATACAAAAACTCCCTTTCTGCCCGAATCCAGGGTTGTGGCCTACCTACGCGACTCTGGCCACGAAGAGCAGGACCTCTCCATTGCCCAGCAGGAGTCGGTCATCCGCGAATACTGCATGGCCAACGGCCTGCTCCTGATCCGAATCTTTGCCGACTACGCCGCACCTGGTTCTTCAACGGTTGGCCGCACCCAGTTCCTCGACATGATCGACTTCTTCCGCTCGCGTGAGTGCCCGGCCAAAGGCCTGATCATCTGGAAATACAACCGCTTCGCGCGTTCAATGGACGATGCGCAATTTTACAAGGCAGATCTCCGCCGGCGCGGATACATAATCCACTCGCTCAACGACTCCGTCCCCGAAGGCCTCGACGGTCGCCTGTTCGAGGCTGCCGTCGACTGGATGAACGCCCGCTACCTGGAAGACATGCGCATCGACGTCATCCGTGGCCAGCGCCACATGGTCGAGCAGTACGGAGTCATCGGTGGCGTGCCGCCCAGGGGCTTCAAGCGCGAGATCATCACCGCCGGCACCCACCGCGACGGACGCCCGCACCTGGTGTCTCGCTGGATCCCCGACCCTGAGATGGTCGACCGGATTCGCACAGCCTGGCGGATGCGAGCTGCAGGACAGTCCTACGCCGAGATCCACGCCGCGACCCATATCTACAAATCTAACAACGGCTACACCGAGTTCTTCCGCAACAAAATCTACCTCGGCACCCTCGTGTTCGGTGACCAGGTCATCGAAAACTACTGCGAACCCATCATTGACCGGGCTACCTGGGACGCGGTGCAGCTCACCCAGGCCAAATCTACTCAGGCTGTTACCCTGGATCCCAACCACCCGCGGCGTCGCAAATCCACGTTCATCCTCTCTGGCTTGGTGTACTGCGCTCAATGTGGCTCCATGCTCTATGGCGAAGTGGTCCAGTTTCGTTCGACTCCAGACCACCGCTACGAGTACTACGCCTGCTCTGGCCAGAACCGCAGAAACGGCTGCAAGCTGCGCAAGGTTCCCCGCGCCATCCTCGAAAACGTCATACTGGAACAATTGTCCGAGTCCTTCCTCTCTCCCAAGGCGGTTGAAGCGCGTTTTAGACTCGAACAGCAGCGCGTGGAGCGAACCAATAAAGAATATAAGCGCCAGATCTCCACGTTAAAAAAGGACCTTCGTTCCGTCCAGCGCAAGATCGAAAACATCACAGACACCATCGCCGAACAAGGCAAGAAAGCGCCCCGGTCTCTGATGGCCAAACTCGAAAGCCTCGAAGAGCAAGAAACCAGGATCCAGGAGGACATAGCCAAGGCTGAGCAACAGAAGCCGGAAAGCCCGCGTACCATAGAGCAAATGCTCCAGCAGTCCCAGTTATTCCAGTTAGCCCTCGCAGATGCCGAAGAAGGCAAAGTCAACCGCATCCTGCGTGCCCTGATCCACCGCATTACACTGGATATGATCCCCGAGGAAAACAAGATCATCGGCAACCTCGCCTGTTACGAAATCCCCATAACGGGCGAGGCGGGATCCGAAACAGATCCCGCCTCTGTATTTATGCGTATGACTCTGTGCCCCGGGAGGGATGCAGAGTATAGACATAAATACAACTTGTCCTACTGGTTCATTTTGCCACAGAAATCGCGTTCCAGGTTTTGAAAATTGCCTATTGACTTATCCTAACTGTTAGGTTATAATCAAATCATCAAACAGACGGATTACCAAGGAGAATAAAATGCAGTACAGAATAACCTACACATACACAAATGAAACCACTGAAGCAGTATTGTTAGCGGATGGCCACGAAGTCATCGCCGTCGGCGCAGAAAACGTAGCTCGCAAAGAGCGAGAAATCCAAGATGTCGGAAATTCACCGTGGGGCCTGATCCAGATCGTCAATCCTGGTGAGACTGTATCAAGCACTACTCTGAAAAACACTGAGTCCATGAACTTCGATATGCCCAGTTTTGACAATATCTTTGAAGAGAAATAACATGAAACAATACTTTGAACTCCCCAACGTTGACCTGGCTTACTCGAATTTCCATCTGGCCACTCTCGGCCAGATGGAAGTCGAAGACCTCATCCAAGCCTGCAGCTACCGCCTGAATGAGCTAATAGCCGAGCGCCTGAACGTGCTAGGCTTCTCTGCCCGCACCGAGTTCCACGGCGTAAAACCCAATCTGGTCCTAGTCCAGCTCCCAAACGCTCCGGATGATATGCCCGGCGAGTGGGCGACTCTGGCCGAATGCAAGCGACTCATCGACACCGCACGCAATCTTTCCCCAGCCGAGGCCTTCGCCCGCTGGAGAGAAAAAATCGAGCCCATCAAACAGGAAGAGTACACCCGCGCGGACGCCATCAACGATATGCGCCGTGAGCGCGCCGAAGCTAAAGCCGATTTCGAGTCCGGAAAAATCGGCGCCGAGGATCTTCGCCTACGGAACCAGTATGCTCGGGATTATATGAGCTTCATCGGCTCAAAAACAAGCGATCGCAAGGCCGAGAGCAGTCGCCGTAACGGTCGTCTGGGTGGCCGTCCAAAGAAGTCGGAATAGCTCTGGTAATAAGGGTTAGCTGAGCATGATCATCTCCCCACCCGCCCCCATCACGAACACGGTTGCCCGGCTTACAGCTGGGCAACGCGGGGTGATCGCCTCTCTCCCCGAGAGAAACGATCATTTTCGGAAAACCATCAAAGGCCTCGGATTCCACTGGGACTTCGACCGCCGAAGCTGGTGGCGAGAGATTGACATCCTCTCCGGCCCAATCCCGGACCGGACCATCGAAACAGCAGCCGTGCTGCATAGAGCCGGCTTTGTAATCGACCTCGATGGACCTCTTGCCTCCCGCCTCCAATCTGGCGACTGGCAACCAGAACGCCGCCGTTGGGTCATCATTGCTGGTGATCGCATAGGCCTGTATTGGCGTGGCCAGGATGAAAACCTCTGGCGCTGGTCGCACACACTTCCCGGAGCAGCCTATGACAAGGACTCGAAATCCGTTACCATCTCACCGATTTACTTCGCGGAAATCATCGGATTTGCCGAGAAACACGGCTTCGAGATCCAGCTAGAAGCCCGGGCGAAATTAGCGGAAGCAGAGCGCAATTATTCCCGCAACATACTGCCATCGATCCCCGAGCCGGTCCAGGTTAAAGTAAAAAGGAAAAACGCTGTTCGTGCCTGCGATCCAGCTCGTTTTGCCGATCTACCAGATCGAAAACTAGTCACTCTCACACAGTTGCTTGCGCACCAGCAGCCGGCAGTGGAAAAGCTGCTGCCCATCCGCTTGGGAGCGCTGTTCATGGATATGGGCACTGGCAAGACTCGCTGCGCGATCGAGCTCGTAGCGCGCCGCCAGGCTCGCCTCAGCAAGGTGGTCTGGTTTTGCCCGGTCACTCTAAAGGCGACCATCGCTGCCGAGATAGCGAAACACACATCTGGGGAATCCGTGCATGTCTTCGACGACTCCACCACCGACAGTAACATTCCGCCGGCGTTTTGGTACATCGTTGGCATCGAGTCGATGTCTGCCTCGGACCGGGTTGTCCTGGCTGTCAATGCCCTCATCGACTCCGACACATTTGTGATTGTGGACGAGTCCAGCTATATCAAGGGCCACGCAGCGAAACGGTCCATGCGCATCACCGAGATCGGCAAACGCGCTCGTTACCGCCTGCTCCTCACGGGCACGCCCATCAGCCAGGGAATCGAAGACCTGTATGCCCAGATGCGTTTTCTCTCGCCTGACATCCTCGGCTACAGTTCCTTCTACACTTTCGCCCGAGACCACCTGGAATACAGTGAGAAGTATCCTGGCCTGATCGTCCGTGCGCATGGAGTCAACGATATTGCAGCCAGGATTGCTCCATACACCTATCAGGTGACCAAAGCCGAGTGCTTGAATCTGCCAGAAAAGCTCTATGACCAGGTCTTTTTCCACCTCACCGATGAGCAGCGTAGTGCCTATGAGCAAGCAAAACACGACATCCTCCTCGGGCGCGACCCTGAAGACGTAAACAGCTACACCATCTTCCAGCTTTTTACCGCCCTGCAGCAGATCGTATCCGGTTTCCGCAACATCGATGGTCAGACCATAGAGTTCAAGCACTGCCGCCTGGAAGCACTGCAAACCGCGCTCGATAGTATCCCCCAGGACGATAAGGTGGTCATCTGGACGAAATACATCTACAGTCTGCGCCAGATATCCACCATGTTGCCCGGCTCAGCCTTGTATTACGGCGATCTCTCCGAGTCGGAGCGGCAAGCACAGATTAACCGCTTCCGCGGCGACTCATCTTTCCGGCATCTCATTGCTACCCAGGCCACCGGTGGCCACGGCCTGACCCTCAACGAGGCCCGCTACCACGTGTTTTACGAGAATGAGTTCAAGTATTCCCACCGCGTGCAAGCCGAAGACCGTAGCCACCGCATCGGCCAGACGCAACCGGTGACCTATATCGACATCTACAGCAACAGCGGCATCGATGACCGTATCCGCAAGGCCCTGGCTAAGAAAGAAGACGTAGTCAAATATTTCCGGGCCGAGGTGCAGAAGAACCGAAGGGTTGAACTATGAGGCAATATCTAACCGAAACCGTCTATGAGGCTGCCCAAAAGCGCATCGAATTCTTGTTCGCTGAGTTCGACAACATCTACGTGTCATTTTCTGGCGGGAAAGACAGCGGCGTGCTGCTCAATATGGTCTTTGACTACATGCGGACCAACAAGATCGACCGCAAGATCTCCGTTTACTACATGGAT